ACAGTGTCCATGATTGTCATTCTCACAGCCTGACCGCCGTTGGTGTTTACCTTTTCAATCCTCAAATCTGGTGCGCTCTGGCTTCTCTGATCAATCACTTGAATGCTTGGCTTTATTGAAGCTTGTGAAGCTGGTGCCATTGGCCTAAGAAAGTCTTTTGTACCTCCCAAAGTCGTAGGCATATCCGCAAACTTTGGACCGGCTGAACCAGCACCAATCTTACCCTGAGAAAAGAAATTAGGGACCAAAGATTGAAGGATTGGAGTTGTTATTGACTGCTTAATTGTCATCCTTGCAAAGTCCGAAATCATGGAATTTATCATGTCCTTGAAACTCAACTTTCCAGTCATGAAAGCATTTGTTAAAGTGTCAGTTAACCTGTCACCCCAGTTCACTATCAATCTGTCCATCTCCGACAGTTCTGTCTTCACAGTTTTGGTAACAGACTTCACAGACTTCTTTGTTGCTTCCTCTGCTTTTTTTGCTGCTACCTCTGCATCATTTGCCGCCTTGTCAAACTCCACTTTAGGGACAAAACCAACTTTTCCTTTGACCTGCTCTAAAGCAATCTCTTTTGATTGTTTTCTAATGTTCATGAAGAACTTTTGAGCTTTTGATCCGTTCCAATCAATATTTATCATCTTGTCAAATTCACCCTTGGCTTGGTCAACATCTTTTAATAAAGCTGCACCAAACTCATTGATGTTTGCAATCGATTTTTGTTTCTCAGGATCTGGAAGCAAGTCAACTTTCATGCTATTGACCGCATCAGCCATATTTCTCAATCCTTTATCCAAAGAATCAAGACCTAGCAGTCTTTTGCCAATTGATGAACCAGCCGCCGCGTTTAAAAAATTGACAATTGGTTGCACGATTGTATTAAATTTTTTACCTAGAGACTCGGTCAAGGTGTCAAGTGATGAAACCATAGATCCCCAAGCCACCACAATGCCAGCAATTACAGCCTTCGCGACAATCTCAAGACCTTTAAATGAAGCTTGAATTCCAACAAAAGAATTTCTAAACAATGTAGCACCATGAGTTGCCGCCTCAAATGCGTCTATTGCAAAAGTTTTGAAGTTCTTAAAACTTATAACAGAGTTTTTAACTTGAGTAGTAAAAGCATCAAGCACTGGGGCTAGTTCAATTGTTATTCGCATCACAATGCCAGAAATAACCTTACGTAATCTGCTTAGACTGTCGTTTGCGTTCTCAATTTGTGCCAGCTCAACTCTATTAAATGCTATGCCCAGTTGATCCGCTTCTTTGATAAAAGAACGAATACCATCCTCACCTTGATCAAGGAAAGTGATAATTTTTCTTCCTGTAATACCAAACAAGTCCTGAGCCGCCGCCGCTTTTTCTGCTTGAGTTCCAAGCTTACTGATAGCATTACCAATTCTGATGAAAGCCTCATCTGCCTGGACATCTGCAAGCTGTCTTGCACTGAGTCCTAAATTTTGCAACTGTTTAGCCGCCGGACCCATGCCATTGGTAGCCCGACCTATGCGAGCCTCCATCTTTACAAGTAAATCATTCAATTGATTGACATCAATCCCGGAAAGTTCAGCTCCAAGTTGAAGACCTGCGAGAGCTTCTGTCGTTATATTTATCCTGTCTGCTACTTTTGCAAGTTCATCTGCAAATTGTAAAGACTGATTGATTGCACCAGCTAACTTAAAACCAGCAAAAGCACCTAAAAACAAACTAGCCGCACCTTTTGCACCGTTGAGAGCATTCGTTATGTTTTTCGATATTTTTGAAACAGTGTTATTAACCTGCTTCATATCTTTTGTGAACTTAGCAACATTAGCCGCAAGTTCAACTTCTAAACGTGCTATTTTTTTTGCCATGCTTCATGCTCTCCATTTTTTCTTGGGCTTTGCTTTTAAGCTCTTCCTCAATGCGCTCACGTTCTAACAATTTGAAATAACCACCCCACTCCGTCAACTCTGAACTAGTGCAGTTCTCAAGCAACTGTGAGACAGTCATATTCAATTCATGCGCCAGCCTGAAATAAAACAATCTCTCAGGCTGGCTTTTTAGTTTTTTTCTGCTTCGCCTTCGTCAGTAAATCCGTTCAGATCTTGACAAACTTCAAACATCTCATCAAGTACGCTGTGAGGTAAAGACCTGATAAAACCTTTTTCATCTTCAGTCTCAACAAGCAGGTTTCCCGATTGATCAATTAAGCATTCTGCTATCATGTCAACCTGGATCTCTGCGAACTCAGGAAGGTTCTCAAGATCAATACCACTTTCAGAGTTTGCTACACTTTGAAGCCTGGAGATATATCTGTATCTTTCGACTCCTCCCAGTTCTCGAAACTTGGCTTTCCCTTCAAGACCTTTGATTTCTTTTTCGACTGTCTTTCTGATCTTCAGATTCTTTAGATATTCCTTGCTTAATATCATGCTTATGACTCCGCTCGACTCAGATTACCTGTTCCAGTAAAAGTGATAGAAGCTGTTGCCAATTCACCAACTGATCCATTTATCGGCTGATAACTTTCAAGGAAAGCATTACCAGTGTACGAAGGATTTGAACTGCTTACTGCTGAACTTGTTGGACGGATCTCAATTGCCACACTAGTTCCAACTAATGGGAACAAAACCGAGTCAATTGAACTTGAAGCATAATCCAAATTAAGCTCAAGCGTTAAAGTCCATTCTTTCAATCCAGCTACTCTGGATCTTGAAGTGTCACCAAAGGCAGTATCCTCAAGAAGTTCTGTACTGTAATCAATAGTCGCACTTGTAAAGTGTGAGCTGTAATCAATTGTCGCTAGTTCTACGTAACAATCTGTCAAAGCTAAAGTTGCCATTTTTTCCCCTTATTTAAACAATTCCAAAAACACAAACAACATTAAAAGAGGGAGTCGTACCCCCGATATTTAAACGAAAACGCCAATAATCATCAGTCACAGCACCATCAACACTCAAAATCTGAGAAGTCACGCCAGTTGCTTGTGTGAACGTGATTTGATCTGTGGTGCTGGAAAATCCTGAGTTATCATCACTTTGCACGATAACATCAAGAGTCGGACTTGTACCACTTACAGAAAGAACATGAATAGCCGCGTACAAAGTTTGTCCTGCTGATAACGCACCAAGCTGAAAGCCTGTGCTATCCACACTCACTGAAGCAGTATTATTATACTCAACTTGACCCCTAACAAGTGCACTTGTTGATTCTCCAGTCACTGAAAAACCGAAAAGTTCACCGATTGAACCACTCGGAGAGTACATACCAGTCAAACAGTCAAAAAAGTAAGCCAAACTGCCTACAGTCGTCGCCACTGGTGCAATTGTAACAGGCCATCTGGAGCCGTGAATATTATTGTACATTATGTCATCAATTCCACCGTTTGCAGGATCAAAATATCCCTCACCTGCAAGAGTCGTGTTTTTAAGTCCTGCAATTCTTGTCCGTGAGTCATCACATAGAGTCGTATCATCTAAAATGTCTGCACTGTGATCCAAAGATACAGCGTTAAAATCACCGCAAACTGAATACGGACCAAACCAGAACCCTATTCCCGATCCGCCTACTATTTGAGTTGCCATTTTATCCCCTAAACACTAATTAAAAACCTAAAATCAAGAGCAGAAGCCCTCAACTGAAGCTGGTCACTGTACAAGTCATTTTGATTCACAAGAAAGACATCTTGAACACCGTTTCCTGAATCTCTCCATCTCTCAAGAGCACCTTTTAACTGCGCTTCGACTGCTTTCACTGAGCTTGTGGTTTCACCCCAAACTGTAATTTGAAAAAGCCTCTCAGCAGTACCTGAGTTTGAAGAAAAAGCCGGATATTCAAATCCTGAAACAGTCTCATACACTACCGCAGGAAAAGTGGTGTTCTGTGGCAATGGCAAAGGATAGATTCTTGTACTGACCAAAGCAGTCAAGCCAGAATACGCCTTTAATCGAGCTGTTAAAACTTCCTCGATAGCCATTACTTCCTAACTTTCATCTTATCAATAAAACGAAAAAGCCCTTTCTTCGTTTCATCTTTTACTTTTTCAATAACTTTTATCTGGTTAGATTCGATTGCAGGACGCAAAAAAGGCATTCCAGGATGCCCTGGGTGCTCAAAAGTGTTAAATCGAACATCACCGCCAATATCTAACTTTTTTCTTGGCTTCTGCGCGCCTTTTGTTTGATTGATTAGGTGCCTTTTAACGCCAAACTCAATCAGATGAGAAATTGGATCTGAAGTAGCAACAGAGACAGAAACAAAGTCTCCTCTTGGCTTGCTTCTCTTAACAAAAATGCTTTTTCTGAGTTGTCCTGTGTCTGTTGGGACTCTACTCATAGCGTCTTTTTTGACAATCTGAGCACTCTTTGAAATTGATCCACGCATTACATTGATAGCATTCTTGCCACCAATGCTCTCAAGCATTTTTGAAAGTTCCTTGCCACCTTTGAAATCAAACTTTGCACTCATCAGATATTGTCCTCTGTGCAAAGTAAAATCAGATATTTGTTGATCTGCCTGTGATTCAAAATGCTCTCAATGTTGTAATATCTGTTTTTAAAACAGACTCTCATTTTTCCTGTGATACCTTCTTGATACCTTAAAGTTATCTTGTGGGAAATCTGCAAATTTCTTTGATCAGCTGTGAAGTTCTCACGACCCGTGACAGGTTCAATTGAGCAATAGACAGACTTGTGCAATTCCCAGGAATTTTCTTCCTCTCCGAAAGAGTTTACTGTACCTGTGAGTTTCTCAATTCTTGCCCTATGTCTCAATCTTCCTGATATCATTCGTGCCTGTCCCAGTTTCTAAAAGGTGAAAGCAAAGATTCAAAAGTAAAAGGAACATGATTTTGAGCCATTGGTGACGTTCTTTCTCTGTTTTCATAGAGATGAGCAAGCATTATCATAGTTGCATACTTGATACCTTCTGGCACATCTGATGCACTTCCATATCCTGCAACATAAATGATTTCTACAGGGCTAAAAGTATCGGAATATGCTATTGCTGAAGGCCATGATTCACCCTGTGCAGGTTGAATTCTAGCAGGTTCACTATCAGAATCGAGTTGATAAAGTGAACTATTCAAAGTCTGTTGTACATTCTCAGTGTCATAGTATTTTATGCTTGTGATGCTTTGCACTGGAGAATAAGGCAATTCAATCGCCCAGTCTCTAAAATATGGAAGTTTCATCTTCCAACTTTGAGTTATTAAAGCCCTGCCAAGGTATTGCTCAACGTGCTTTCTTGCCGCTTTTATTAACAGGTTGATTTCTGGATCGACTGTTGTGTTTGACGTAGGAGCTGATGCACCAAGCGATCCATCGGCGATGTTATCAGTGTAACTAGTTGTCGTGTTATCTAAGATTGTAGCAAGTAGCTTGTAAGTGCTACCGCCACCCTCAGTTCTGTAAATCTTGCGAGAAGTTACCGCAGAGCCGCCAACAGGAATATCTGTTATGGACACTTGGCCGTCTGAAGAATTATCAGACACTGTAACATTGTCTGAAGCAGTACCGCCTTCTGTTTCACCGTCAGAAGTAACAAAAGTAACTTTGTAGCTATAAACAGCGTTATCAAGATTACCTGCACCGCCACCAGCAAGCGCAACAGTAGGAGCAGTTGGTGCTGGCTCTCCGTCCGAGTCATCAAGTCTCAAATGTCGCTTTGCCTCTGCAATTGTAATCGGCTCAGTGCTTGGCTCAGTGTAAATATTTAACGAGTCAAAAAAGATCATTTCTTACCTGATACGTGCTTGCCTTTTGCTTTTCTCTTTGGCTTTGCTTCCGCTGTTTCAATCTCTGGCTCAACAACAGCAGTTTCAAAAACAATTTTTTTCTCTTCTTTTACAGCCTCTGCCGCTCCAGCTTCTATCATTGGCATTGCCTTTTCAGAACTTAATTCAAAAACTGCACCTGGCTTGAAAGATCCAAAAGACCCACAAACTTGCCTCAATGCTTTTACTTTCATGATTTACCCTTAATAATGGGGAGAGGTTTTACCCCCTCCCCGATAGATTTAAGAACCTAAAATGCCTGCACCCTGCAAGGCATCAATGATGTCATTGATAGCACTTCGGGCTTCAGCGTCGATAGTCGCTCCACCTGTGGGATCAGAGATTGCAGAAGCTTGTACTCCGTTAGCGGTGATAGTACCGCCATTGATTCTAACTTCGCCTCCAATTTCCCAGATGTCACCTTCCTGGTGCTTGAAATTGTCAGTTGAATTACTAGCCATTTCAAGCCCCCCTTAACTACCAACAACAGTTGTGCCACCACGAATACTCGCATGAGGAGTGATAGGACACTCTCTTGCTTTGTAGCGAATTGCAATCATGTTTCCATAAGCAATGTTAGCAGTCGCAGAAGTCACAAC